ACAGTGCCCGCCAGTACCACAACCGCCAGCCCCGGCAGCGTGGGCAATGCTGCCACCGTCGAACTCTCTCCGGGTGCTGGACAAAACGTTCTCAATATCCGCGCCGGAATCATCAGCGATCAGGAAAAACTGAAGTATTTGCAGGAGTACATCCGGACGCAGTGCAAATAAAAAATTCCCGCAGGACGGTTACGGCCTGCAGGGTGTCATAAAGAGCACAAAATGTCTTATAAGGGGATATACGGACATATGTCGCATACTATGGTACTGAAGAAAAAGACCTCATGTATCAACGCAGCGTAACCAGACGTTAAAAACTGGCACACCTCATGAAAATAACCCAGTATTGACAGGATATAATGCTGCCTTTGTAGTCGAATGATTAAACAATTCTCTATTTATAAGAATAACTGCCATCATCGTTGATATATCAATGTGGATAAAATAAAACAAACTACTCTTGTTTTACCTCTGCCAGCCAATACCAGTATAAAGCAGAGGTTGCAAGTTATCCGGTCAGGTATAGCTCTTCCGGGTGGCTCCTGAGAGTTGTGTTTCATCTGTTAACTTACAGTAATCAAAGGCCGCATATTCTTGCGGCCTTTTTTATTGCTATCACAAAGGTCATCTTCGGGTGGATTTTTTAATAGCATTAACAACAGGAAATCATCATGGCAAAACCGGACTGGGAGGCCATCGAGACGGCATACCGGGCCGGAGTGATGTCCCTCCGTGAAATTGCGTCACATCATGGTATTAGTGAAGGTGCTATCCGCAAGCGCGCAAAGCGTGATGACTGGTCCCGTGATCTTAACGCCAGGATTCAGCAAAAGGCTGACGATCTGGTACGCAAACAGGAAGTACGCAAAACGGTACGCACCAAAGCTGAGCTTACAGAACGCGTACTGATAGAAGCCACAGCGGAGGTAATAGCCTCGGTACGCATGGAGCACCGGGGCGATATTCGCCGGGCTCGCGAACTCACAAATATACTTTTTGATGAACTTGGTGCGCAGTGTGCTGATGTTGGAGCTCTGGAGCGGTTGGGCGAAATCATGTTCGCTCCTGACGATAAAGGCCGTGACCGGCTCAACGAAACTTATCAAAAAGTCATCAGTCTGCCTTCCCGTGTGAAATCTCTGAAAGACCTGAGCGACAGCCTGAAAACGTTGATCGGCCTGGAGAGAGAAGCATGGAGTATAGGTACTGCCAGTGAACCAGAAAAAACGCCTCTACCAGGAAAAAATACTGATCTGACAACTGATCAGGCAGCGGAGCTATACAAAAAAATGATGGGTTAATTATGCCGTTACCATTCTCCTTCGATTTCAAACATCCAGATTACCAGATGGTGTTTGAATGGCGGATGGAACGCTTACAGCGCATTCGCCAGCATCCTGAGATGCTGCCCGCGTTGAAGCAGTTTTATCGTACTAACCCGGCTCAGTTCATCATCGACTGGGGCATGACGACGGACCCGCGTAATATCGATTATGGCCTGCCGGTCACCATCCCTTTTCTGCTATTCCCGAAACAGGAAGAGTGGATTCACTGGATTATGGAACGCTGGGGCAAGCGGGAGAACGGTATCACCGAAAAATCCCGTGAAATGGGGCTGAGCTGGACGGCGATCGGGATGGCCTGTTCGCTTTGCCTGTTTAACAAAGAGATGGTCATCGGCTTTGGTTCCCGTAAAGAGGAATATGTCGACAGTACTGGTGACCCTAAGGCGCTGTTCTGGAAGGCGCGCAAGTTTGTGGAGACGCTGCCCGTCGAGTTTCGTGGGTCGTGGAATGAGAAGAAGCATGCACCGTACATGCGTGTTGAATTTCCTGAGACAGGCGCGGTCATCAAGGGCGAGGCTGGTGACAATATTGGACGTGGTGACCGAACCACACTCTATCTGGTGGATGAGGCTGCATTTCTGCAACGCCCGCTACTGATTGATGCGGCGTTATCGCAAACCACCCGTTGCCGTATTGACCTGAGTTCGGTCAACGGCATGGCGAACCCGTTTGCGCAGAAACGCCACGGCGGAAAGATACCGGTATTCACATTCCACTGGCGCAGCGACCCCCGTAAGGATGATGAGTGGTATCGCAGGGAATGCGAGAAAATCGACAATCCGGTGGTAGTGGCGCAGGAGCTTGACCTGAACTACAGCGCATCAGCGGAAGGTGTCCTGATCCCCTCAGACTGGGTACAGGCTGCTGTTGATGCACATATCAGGCTGGGCATCCAGCCAACTGGCAAACGACTGGGGGCGATGGACGTCGCCGACGAAGGTCGGGACAAAAACGCCTTTTCAACCCGTCACGGTTTCCTTCTGGAGAATGTGCGGGAATGGTCCGGCGTGGGCAGCGACATTTACCAGTCTGTTGAGAAGGTCTTCGGCTTTTGTGAACAGGATAATCTCGAAGAGTTTCGCTTCGACGAGGACGGTCTGGGGGCTGGCGTTCGCGGCGATGCGCGTGTCATTAACGAATTACGCAAAGCCGCCCGCAGGCCGCCAATACTTGCCACACCGTTTCGTGGTAGCGGCGCGGTATTCGATCCTGATGACGAAGCCGTACGGGGCGACAATGGGCAGGCTGCACGCCTGAACAAGGATTTCTTCGCCAACGCCAAGGCACAGAGCTGGTGGTACTTACGCAAGCTCTTCCGGAATACCTACCGCGCCGTTGTTGAAGGTATGGCCTACAACCCGGACGAAATTATCTCCATCAGCAGCACGATGGAGAGCAAAGACAAACTCATCATCGAGCTTTCGCAGCCAACCTACTCCATTAACGGCGTGGGGAAAATCGTTGTGGATAAACAGCCTGACGGTACCAGGTCGCCGAACCTCGCCGACTCGGTGATGATCAGCTACGCGCCAATGAATTCAGCCCTCAATATCTGGGAGCTGCTAGGGAGACAGGCCTGATGGCACGAAACAAACAAGCCTCGCGACGAACGGTGCAGGCCACGGCCGACGGCTACGAGAACTTTGTCGCCCGCGTGGGGATGCAGACGCCTAACCAGCACTCCGCATCGACCTACCGGGCGAACTTCACCAGCCGCAACCGTATGCTGGTGGAATGGTCCTATCGCTCATCCTGGCTCATCGGTGAAGCGGTAGATGCTATCCCCGACGACATGACCCGCAAAGGCATTCGCATCACTTCTGAGATTGACGCAAAAGACCGTGGCACTCTCGAAGCGCAACTGGATCAGTTGCAAATCTGGGATGCGTTGAACGACGTACTGAAATGGTCTCGTCTCTACGGCGGCGCGGTGGGCTTCATCATGATAGAAGGTCAGGCGCCCATGACCCCGCTACGGCTCGAAACCATTGGTGAAGGCAAGTTTAAGGGTATTCTTCCGCTTGACCGCTGGATGATTAACCCGGTACTGACCCGCCGCATTAAAGAAATGGGGCCGAATCTCGGCAAGCCTGAGCTTTATGATGTGGTGACCACCGCAACGGGCATCCCCGCCTGGCGTATTCACCACAGTCGCCTGATTCGCTTCGATGGGGTAACGCTGCCATTCCAGCAGAAGATGACCGAGAACGAATGGGGAATGTCGGTTGTAGAGCGTATCTGGGACCGGCTTACTGCGTTCGACAGCGCCACTGTCGGTGCGGCGCAGCTGGTCTACAAAGCGCATCTGCGGACCTACAAAGTGGAAAAACTCCGTGAGCTTATTGCACTGGGCGGCCCGGCATTCGAGGCGTTGCTGAAAAACATTGATCTGATCCGCCAGTTTCAGAGCAATGAAGGCATGACGCTAATGGATGCCAAGGATACCTTCGAAACCCACCAGTACAGCTTTAGTGGTCTGGATGACATTCTTTCGCAGTTCGCCGAGCAAATTAGCGGTGCTGTTGGTATCCCACTGGTGCGCCTCTTCGGACAGTCCCCTAAAGGTTTCTCAACGGGTGACGCAGACCTTGCCAACTATTATGACCGGGTCAGTTCATTGCAGGAGCGTCGCTTACGCCTGCCAGTGCGCCGGGTGCTGGACATTATGCATCGTTCGGAGCTCGGTAAGCCGCTGCCGGACGATTTCACGTTTGAGTCTAACCCGCTATGGCAGATGTCAGATGTGGACCGCTCAACGGTGGCTGTGAATACCACCACGGCGATTGTCAATGCGCTGGATGCAGGGCTGATGACAACCAAAGCCGCTATGACCGACCTGCGTGAAAACTCCGATGTTACTGGCATCGGCGCATCCATTACCGACGAGGATATCGAGAATGCCGAAGACGAAGCGCCGCCCGACATCGGCGAACTTGTCGACAAACCGCCAGAGTCGACAGGCGGAGATCCGATATCGAACGAGCCTACGGCAGATAGCGCGGGCGGTCGGGGATATCGTAAAAGGGCACTACGATGGTTCAAATGATAGCGTCACCGAAATCATGGAAGCCCTGGAGCGCTACAGCGAAATTATAACGCCGTGGGCGACGAAGGTTGCTGTGAACTTTACCGCCGACATTGCGCGCCAGAATGAAAAGCAGTGGCGTCAGCACAGCCGGAACATCAGCGCAGAGCTGCGCAACATGGTCGACCGCGCCCCGGTAGGTCAGGTGATGCAGTCCATCATCGCGCAGCAGGTCAGGTACATCAAATCGTTACCCCTTGAAGCTGCTGACAGGGTGTACAACATCCAGAACAAGGCTATTGAGGCTGTTGTGACTGGCGGACGGGCTGAGCCATTCGCGAAAGAGATAGCAGCGTCCGGTGACGTGTCACGCTCACGAGCGAACCTTATCGCCCGTACCGAGCTTGGACGTGCAACCGGCGCGCTTGATCAGGCGCGTGCGCTGTCAATCGGCTCGAATGGGTATATCTGGCGTACAGCCGAAGATGGCGACGTCCGGCATTCTCATCGGGAGATGGAAGGGAAGTTTGTCGAATGGGGACGACCTCCAACGCTTGACGGCATGACCGGTCACGCTGGCGAGCTCCCGAACTGCCGCTGTTATAAAGAAATCGTCTTCCCCAACCCTCATTCTTATCTCGCCTGAATCGCAGGTAAAACATGAAATATTTTTTCAATACCCGGCTGGGGGAAACCCGCTATCAGCTGGCTGACGGCTCGCTGCTGTGTAGAGATGTGCCGATAGGTCGAACGGGTAAGCAGCTTTACGGCGCTGCTGATCTGCCAAACCTCAAGCCTGACAAGTTCGGTGAGATAGTCGTAACGCGCTCTCCTGAGCAGGTATTCCATCCGGCCACGCTTGCCTCCTTCGAAGGGATGAGCATCACGATCCTGCATCCGGAGGATGAAAACGGGAACGTTAGGCTGGTCAATCCTGAGAACTGGAAAGAGCTAGCGGTGGGGCACCTGCAAAACGTACGGCGCGGAACGGGTGACCAGGCTGACCTGATGATCGCCGACATCATCATCAAAGATGAGTACGCCATCCAGCTGGTTGAAGACGGTCTACGGCAAGTTTCTTGCGGCTATGACGCCGAATATGACCAGACCGAACCGGGTAAGGCCGAGCAGGTCGATATTACCGGAAACCATGTGGCTCTTGTCCCCAAAGGCAGAGCCGGAAATCGTTGTGCAATTGGAGACAGAGACACAATGGCAAATCAAAAGAAAAGCTGGTGGACCCGCATGCGCACGGCCATCAAAACAGGTGACTCGGACACCATGAACGAACTGCTGGACTCAGCGCCAGCGGCTGTAACGGGTGATGAAGGTGATCTGCCGGGCGGCGTTAATCTCAACATTAACCTTTCACCGCAACAGCCATTGCCGGACAAAAAGCCGGAGATGGGCGGAGATGTGACCGGCGACGGCGAGGACGATATCAAAACCCTGCTCAAGGCCCTGCTGGCTAAGCTGGAAGGAACGGCAACGGGCGATAATGCTGACACCCCTGATGATAAAGATAAGAAAGACCCGACCGGCGACGGCGAGGACAACGAAGAGGAAACCACGATTACTGGTGATTCTGCCTATCGCGCTGAAGTCATTATCCCGGGTATCGATCTGAGCCGTAAGGTGAAACCGACCGCATTTAAACGTGATGTGCTGGCGGCAGCAGACAAAACACTGGTTCGCCAGGTTGTCGGTGACGCTGATATCCGCAAATTACCTAAACAATCGGTTGATATGGCGTTTAACGCCGTATCTGAGATTGCAAAAGGGAGAAACACCCGCAGCACCACGGGCGATGCACAACGTCCAGGCATGGGCATGACCAGCATCGCTTCCCTGAACAAACAAAACGCCGACTTCTGGTCTAACCGCAAAGGATAATCCAATGACTGCATATCTGTACCGGATGCCTGTTGGCATTGCCGGGGCTATCTCTCGCCCGCAGGACTTAACCGTCGAACCGGTGATCCTTAAATCCGATAACGCCTTCGCAGCGTATGGTCTGGCTGGCAAATACGACGCTGACGGCTTTTTCGTGCCGCTGGCGGAGGGTGACACCGTCGACAAGGTGAAGGGTATCTACGTTCGTCCATATCCGACCACATCGCAACCAGACATGGTTCGCCAGGTGGGTACTGATAAGAATTTCCCGGGCGACGCCATGAAGCGTGGGTACATGACGGTAAACGTGGGTGCTGATGCTTCGTCCGTTAAAAAAGGGGGCGTGGTGTACATCGTGGTATCAGCCGATGCTTCCATCCCGGTTCCACTTGGCGGGATTACGGCGGCAGAGGTGACAGGCAAAACAGCCGCGTTACCTGATGCTTTTTTTACGGGGGCCGGTGACGCTAACGGCAACGCAGAAATCTCCTGGAAGATTTAAGGAACAGACGAATGATTACTTTTGATCAGGCAACCGTTGATAGCTCCGGTGCCTTTCTCATCGGGGAGCTGGAGCGACTCGATCAGGGGCTGAATCTGCCACTGGTGGGTTATACCTGGACACGTGATATCCAGTTGCGCGAAGACGTCTCTATCGCAGATGACATTTCCAGCTGGACGAATACCAGTTTTGGCGTGGCGGGTTCTGGCGCTAATCCGAATGGTAAAAACTGGGTAGGCAAAGATTCAACTGCCATTGCTGGCGTTAATGTTGATATCAGTAAAGACGGCAATCCGCTGAACCTTTGGGGGATGGAGCTGGGATGGACTGTTGTTGAGCTGGCTGCGGCACAGCAGGTAGGCCGTCCGATCGACACTCAGAAGTACGACGGGATGCAGCTTAAATGGCAGATGGATAACGACGAACAGGTTTACGTCGGAGACGAAGCGCTTGGTTTGAAAGGTCTGACGAATCTCGTTGGTGTGACGCTGAACAACGCAACGAAGACCTGGGCTAACTCCACCAACGATGAGATCCTCGACAGCGTAAACAGCATTCTGTCGAATGCCTGGGCAGCATCCGGTTATTCCGTCGTGCCTTCTGATCTGCGCATTCCGCCAGAGCAGTATTCATTGCTGGCGAGCCGTAAGGTTTCCGAAGCGGGTAACCAGTCACTGCTGACCTATCTGGCTGTGAACACTATCGCTTTCCACCAGAACGGCGTTCCGCTGGAAATCAAAGCGGTAAAATGGCTGAAATGGCGCGGGGTTGGCGGTAAAGACCGTATGGTCGCCTACACCAACGATAAGAAATACGTCCGCTATCCACTGGTTCCGCTGCAAAGCGTTCCTGTTCAGTATCGTGGTCTGTACCAGATTGCGACCTACTACGGCAAGCTCGGTGCGGTTGAGCCAGTGTACAAAGAAACCCTGTCCTACGTGGACGGTATCTGATAACCAGAATGGCCCCGAAAGGGGCCAGAAGGAAACTAAAAATGGCGAAAGAAAAGCTGGTTACCATCCATGTTCACACCCCGTTTACGCTGACGCTCGGCGATCAGTCAAAACAGGAGTTTGGCCGGGGACGGCATAACGTACCAGAAGAGGTCGCGTCGCACTGGTTTACCCGGGCGCACGCTGAGCTTTCCGAAAGCGGCTCGAATGAAACTGATGACCAGCAACCCGTTATTGACAGCCTTCAGGCGCAGATTGCAGATAAAGATAAACTGATTGCCGATCTGAAAGACGCTCTGCTCAAGCTGCAGGAGCAGAACGACAGCCTGCAGGCGCAGATTACTTCCGCCCGGACTGGCGGTAATGGGGCGAAAGATGCCAAAGAATCAAAGCCTGCCAACAGTAAGTGATTTTCGCCGCGACTTCCCGCAGTTTGCTGACCCGGCAAAATATCCCGACGTCCAAATCGAGTTCCGTCTAAATCTGGCCGATGAACTACTGAGCGAAAACGTCACCGGCAAAAAGTTGTTTCCGTACTTTGCCGAGTTGTTCGTTGCGCACTATATGACGCTCTGGGCGGCAGATAGCCGGGCGATGCTGGTTGGCGGTCCGGGCGGTTCAACCAATGGTGTTCAGTCCTCTAAGTCCGTTGACAAGGTAAGCGTCAGCTATGACACCAGAGCGACGCTAAACCCTGACGCAGGCTTCTGGAATAACACCCGGTATGGCGCTGAATTTTATCAGCTGATCACGATGTTCGGTGCGGGGGGACGCCAGCTATGAGTTTCAAAAGCGGTGTAACAACGAGGGTTGATAACGCTCAGGCAATACTGGATGCGCTAAAGTCGCTAACCAAAAAGGATGTGCTGGTCGGTATCCCTGCGGAAGACAGCGATCGGGATGATGTGCCGTTCGGTAATGCCGGGATTGGGTATATCAACGAATACGGTTCACCTGCACAAAACATCCCACCACGTCCGCATCTTGTACCCGGCGTTAAATCAGTTGAAGACCAGACGATGCCACAGCTTAAAGCTGCGGCACAGGCTGCGCTTGATGGTAATGCGGCGGGAGCGGAAAGAGCACTCAACCGCGCAGGTACAGTGGCTGCAAGAGGGGTGAAAAATCACATCAAAGCTGCCAATTTTACTCCGCTTGCAGATAGCACCGTTGAAGCGCGTGCGCGCCGTGGGCGTAAAGGTGCGAAAGCGGAACTTGCGCGGCGTGCTGCTGGTGAATCTCCGGGCACCACTTTGGCTAAGCCTCTTTACGATACTGGCAAATATCTCGCCTCAATAACCCATGTAGTGAGGGATAAAGATGCCGACTCTTGATGTAACCGATGTGCTTTTTGACCCCGATTTTTGCGACTTCAACCTGTGGGTAACGCGTCGCGCACAAACGGTGGACGAGGACGGGATCGGCAGCGACAGCGAAGTTAAAACGCAGTTTGCAGGGGTTGTTACCGTTGACCGCTCTCTTGAAAACCGCCGCATGCAGGCCGGGCAGGTTATCAGCGGAGCGATTTTAATCGTGACGACTGAGCGACTCACGCAGGGGCAGACTGGCCGTGATGCCGATATCGTGACGTATCAGAACCGGGATTATCGTGTGACGTTCGTCGACCCGTATACCGCTTACGGTGCTGGCTTCGTCCAGGCTCATTGCGAACTGTTGCCGTTTGATGGGGGTACTCCCGTTGAGCAATAACACCAGCACACAGTGCGGCTGGCTGACGCCTACCAGCGGCGATCCGGATTATGACGAAGCGCTAGACAGGCTGTTAAGCCAGTGGATGCGCAACGTTTCCGGCTTGCCTGCTGGGATGGTTCGCCCGCGCTGGCAGAAAGATCAGCCGCCACTGCTGCCAGTTGAAACGAACTGGTGCGCATTTGGCATCATCGAATGGCCCATTGATAACAGCCCCGCATTCACTCAACAGACCGATACCGGAACACAGCTCTGGCGGCATGAGGATTTTGTCGCTATGGCGTCGTTCTACGGCCCGGGGGGGATGCAAATTGCTTCGCGATTCCGTGACGGAATATCGGTTGAGCAAAACAACGCCGAGCTGAACCAGTCGGATCTCTCGCTCGTTGACTATGGCGATATTGTCCCTTTCCCCGAGCTTATTAACCAACAGTGGGTACGCCGTTACGACATGAAAGTGCGGCTGCGCCGGAAAGTGGTTCGAGAGTACAACATCCTGGCGCTGCAAGATGCGCCCGTTTCATTCTTCGGAGAGTAAATTATGCCGCAGGGATTACCTGTCTCAAACGTCGTTAATGTCGACGTGATCATTGGGCCGCGTGCGGCTACTGGTCGAAACTTTGGTTCACTGCTTATTCTCGGGAGCTCAACGGTTATCCCGGTTTCTGAGCGCATTCGCCTCTACTCATCCCCGGAAGATATCGGCACAGATTTCGGCGTGGATAGCCCGGAATATGAAGCAGCAACAGTCTATTTCTCCCAGTCACCACGACCTAAAGAGGTGTATGTAGGTCGCTGGGCTAAAACACTGGCAACGGGTGAGGCGGGTGCTGCTGAAAATCTGATGGATGCGGTTAATGCCGTAATGGGCTACACCAACTGGTATGGTCTCGGTATTGCAGACAAAGAGGATGTTGCAGATGACGACTGGCTGAAAGTTGCTGCAGCCGTAGAAGCTTCGGGCGTCAGCCGCATTCTGGCAATTACCACCAGCGATCCCGCCACCATGGATGCCACTTCAACTACCGATCTGGCCTACAAGCTGAAGGCGGCAAAATACGGGCGCACGTTCGTACAGTATTCCTCCAGCAGCAAGTACGCTGCGCTGTCTGCATTTGGCCGCGCGTTTACGGTCAATTTCAACGGCAGCAACACCACCATTACTTTGAAATTCAAACAGGAGCCGGGGATCACTTACGAAACCCTGACGACTGATCAGGCGGCGGCGCTGGATGCCAGGAACTGCAACGTGTTTGTGTATTACCAGAACGATACGGCAATCCTGCAGCAGGGCGTCATGTCCAGCGGTGATTTCTTCGACGAACGCCACGGGCTCGACTGGCTGCAGAACTACGTTCAGACCAACCTGTATAACCTGCTGTACACCAGTACCACCAAAATTCCGCAAACAGATGCGGGTGTTACGCGCCTGCTCTCCAATGTTGAGCAGTCTATGGATCAGTCTGTCACGAACGGGCTGGTGGCTGCCGGCGTCTGGAACGGTGGCCCAATCGGGCAACTGGATTCCGGAGACACGCTGACAAAAGGGTATTACGTCTACGCGCAGCCCATTTCCGAGCAGGCGCAGGCAGACCGTGAAGCACGTAAGGCACCGGTTATTCAGGTAGCCTGTAAGCTGGCGGGGGCGGTTCATTTCGCTGATGTGCAGGTCAACGTCGTTCGCTAAGGAGAACATGAATGGCTACTTATTCTTTTATGGACGTCACGGCGTCCCTCTCCGGCCCGACTGGCGAGATTGATCTGGGCTACGGTTCCGCCAGTTCAGAGGAGGGGATCACCGTTGCAATGGCCGGTCCTAAAAACACCATGACCATCGGTGCTGACGGCGAAGTGATGCACAGCCTGCACGCAGACAAAAGCGGCACGGTAACCGTCAACCTGCTTAAGACCTCGCCGACAAACAAAAAGCTGTCGCTGGCGTATAACGCCCAGAGCCAGTCCTCAGGCACCTGGGGAAACAACGTCATTGTGATCCGAAATAAGGTGAGCGGAGACATCATCACGGCGCGCAGCGTGGCATTCCAGAAACAGCCGGATAACGCCAATGCTAAAGCCGGTAATACGATGCCCTGGGTGTTTGACTGCGGCAAAATCGACCAGGTACTCGGAGATTTTTAACAGATGGAATGTTCAGTCAAAGGCCACGATTACCGCGTGGCAAAACTCAGCGTTTTTGACCAGCTGAAAGTGACCCGTAAGCTGCTGCCGGTACTGGCGGGCATGATGTCAGATTTCGGGAGCATTCGTTCCCTTCTGCCTGCGGATGGCAAAATCGACACCGTGAAATTTGATCAACTGAAACCGGTGTTTGAAACCCTGCTGCCGCGTATCGCTGAGGAACTGTCTTCCCTGACCGAAGAAGACACCAACGCGATTATTCATCCGTGCCTGTCTGTGGTTTCACGTAAGCATATGGACGGATGGACGCCGGTATTTAGCAGCGGGCAACTGATGTTTGACGATATCGACCTGCTGACCATGCTCCAGCTGGTGGCGCGGGTGGTCGCCGATTCGCTGGGAAATTTTTTGCCCGTGAGCCTTACCAGCGAGACGCCGGACCAGACTCAGGGTTAACCCTCAACAGCCTGCCTGACGGGCTGTCTTATCTCCTTGACCCGGTTGACGCCGGGTTAATCCCTTATTACGCGCTGAAGGATGGATCAGTCGATCTGTGCGATATCGCGCTGATGAATGACCATCTGGCCGTTAAGGCTGACAACCAGCGCCGTATTGAGAAATGGAGAGAGGATAATGAACGCTGAGACTATTAAAGATTTTCTCGTCTCCCTTGGCTTTGATATTGATGAAGCCGGATACGAGAAATTTGAATATGTTCTTGCTGGCGTCACCGCAAATGCCATAAAAACAGGGCTGGCGGTGGAAGGTGCGGCGCTGTCCGTTGTTGCGTTTACGGCGAAAATTGCCTCCGGTCTGGATAACCTCTACTGGGCGTCACAACGTACTGGCGCGACGGTTCAGGGGATTCAGTCGATTGGCTACGCAGTTTCGCAGGTGGGTGGTAGTGTGGACGCGGCGCGGAGCTCGCTGGAAAGCCTCTCCCGGTTTGTGCGTAATAATCCCGGCGCGGAAGGCTTTCTGAACCGCCTGGGCGTACAGACCCGGGACGCCAGCGGGAATATGCGCGATATGGCCGCCATTTTTACGGGCGTCGGCCAGAAGCTCAGCAGCATGCCGTATTACCGGGCTAACCAGTATGCGCAGATGCTGGGCATTGATGAAAATACCCTTATGGCGATGCGCCGGGGTTTAGGGGGATTCTCCGGCCAGTACAGCGCGATGGCAAAGACCATCGGTTTCAATGCTGACGAGGCGGCCAGAAGCTCCAACAGGTTCATGACCTCCCTGCGCGAGTTCGGCGCGATGGCAGGCTTGGCCCGTGACAAGATCGGCTCTAATCTTGCTGGTGGTCTGGCGGGTTCGCTGGACACGCTGCGCCGCCACATCCTGGATAACTTCCCGCGCATCGAGCAGACCCTGACGAAAGCCATAAAAGGTATTCTGACGCTCGGGGATATCATCGGGCGCCTGTTCTTCAGGCTTATTGAGGGAACATCCAGCCTTATCACCTGGTGGCAATCACTGGATAAGCAAACGCGGGAACTGATCTCGCTGTTTGGCGCACTGACGATTGCGCTGCGCATTCTGAACAGCACGTTCTGGATGTCGCCGATTGGCCTCATTACCGCGCTGGCGGCGGGGATCGCCCTCCTGTGGGAAGACTATCAGACCTGGAAGGAAGGCGGTGACAGCCTGATTGACTGGGGCAAGTGGAAACCGGAGGTTGATGCCGCGCTGAAGATGGTTCGTGACCTTAAAACGACCGTTAACGACCTGGCGAAAGCGCTGGCGAAGCTGCTCAACATTGACCCCAAGTCATGGTCCCTGAAGTGGGATTTCAGCAACTTCATTGATCAGATGGGCGAGTTCAGCAAGATGCTGAATATGATCGCCGACCTGCTCAACGCCATTAAAGACGGTCGCTGGGCTGATGCCGCCAGCATCGGAAAACGGATGCTGAATCAGGGCAGTGAAAACCCGTCAGCGATGCCGATGGTAACAGACAGCGCTAACAGTGTGGCGGAATGGATAAAGGATAAAACCGGTTGGGATCCGCGCAGTGTAGGACAGACCATAAGGGGCATTGGAGAGGGTGAACCAGAGCAGCATGCGCAGGCTGCAAAGCGAGGTGAACGGAACAATAATCCCGGAAACCTTAATTTTGCTGGTCAGGCTGGGGCTACGCTTGAGCGCCCCGGTGGCAGGTTTGCCCGATTCGAAACCGCCTTTGATGGTTTGCGCGCTCTTTCGCGCCAGCTCGTGCTGTATGCCGGGAGAGGGATTAACAGTGTAGAGAAAATTATCTCCACCTGGGCGCCCGCTTCCGACAATAACAACACAGCAGCCTATATACAGGCGGTTTCCCAACGTCTGGGAGTAAATCCGCAGGCCGCTTTAAATATTAACGACCCACAAACGATGTCGGCATTAATGAGTAGCATTATTCACCATGAGAATGGGCGAAACATCTATTCGAAGGAGTTAATTGGGAAGGCTGCCGTCGCTGGAATTGGCGGAGCGAACGTGAACCAGCAAAACACCTACCACATTTACGGTGGTGGTGACCCGCGTTCTGTCGGTACCGAGGTCGAGCGCCGCCAGCAGTCGGCAAACGCTCAGGTTATGCGCGGCAATCAAACGAAGGTGGGCTAATGGATATTCTCTCTACGCTCTTTCAGCAGCAGAGCCGGAAAATAGGGATGATTGTCCCCAGTGTGGTTGTTTCTGAAAAGCATACCGACACGCTGGAGATAACAGAGCACCCTGTCGAGGTCGGGGCTGCCATTGCCGATCATGCCTACAAAAAACCGTCTGAAGTGGTGATGGAGGTCGGTTTCGCTGGTGGTGGATCGTTGCTGGATTTTGCCAGTAACCTGACGGCTACCAGCCTGCTCGGTCTGAGCCCCCGGCAGACGTATCAGGAGATACTCAACCTGCAGGCGAGCCGTATTCCTTTCGATGTGGTGACCGGCAAACGGCTGTACAGCAACATGCTGATCCGCGCGCTGGAAGTGACGACAGACAAGACAACCGAAAACGTTCTGTCCGCCGTCCTCACCCTGAGGGAGGTTCTCATCTCGCAGACGCAGCAGGTAACCGTCGCGGATAAAACCGACATGAAGGACGGGGCCAGCACGTCGCCAGTCCTCAATACCGGAACCAAAACAACTAAACCGCCCAACACTTCTTTATTGCAGAGTGGTGCGGCTTTTCTGGGGCTGGGTTAATGACTATTCAGGAAATTCCGCTGACCGCGGATAACCAGCAGTTCAGCATCATCCTGGCGGGTATCACGTGGCGGATTCGCATCATCTGGCGTGACCTGTACTGGATCATGGACCTGCAGAACGACAGGGGGGAGCCGGTAATCTCCGGCATTCCTTTGGTCACTGGCGTCGACCTGCTGGCACAGTACGCATACATGGGACTGGGTTTTAAGCTGGTGGTGATGTGTGACGAAAGTACACAGGATTATCCGACGAAAACTGACCTGGGCGGTCGCAGTCATTTACTGGTATTAACGGAGTAAGCATGTCACAGAACTGGATGAGGCATTTCGAGCTGCAGCTCGTGGGCGAAAACGGACAGGGTATTCAACTCAGCGATTTTAAAGTGACCTTTACGATCGACTGGTTCAACATCAGCAGCGCGTCCCGGGTGGGAACGTTCAAAATCTACAACCTGTCAGCTGATACGGTGAACCGCATCACCGGCCAGGAGTTTTCGAAAGTGCGGCTGATTGCCGGTTACGACGGTATCGCGCCGGAGGTGGCAGCCAGCGATGTCGGCATTGCGCGGGAAGTCGACGCCGACACGGTGGGCCAGAGCGACGGGCGCAACTACGGACTGATTTTTAGTGGGGAAATTCGCTACTCGGTCACAGGAAAAGACAGTCCCATTGACTCCTACGTCCTGATTCAGGCCGCCGATACGGATCTGGCATTTGCCACCAGCATTACCAATCAGACGCTGGCAGCGGGTTACACGACAGAAGATATGTTCAGGCTGTTGATGAAGGACTTCGAAGCCAAAGGCGCGACCGTTGGTCGTACTCCGGTATTCCCCCCGACTGTTTTCCCGCGCGGACGTGCGCTGTTTGGCATGACTCGGCATCTTATGGATAGCGTTGCCGCGCAGTGCGGCGCCACCTGGCAGTTCGTGGATGGTCAGCTTAATATGCTGCCCGCGGGTGAATACATGCACGACGCGATTGTGCTGAACAGCGCCACCGGCCTTATCGGTATGCCGCAGCAGACCATTGGCAACGGCGTAAACGTCCGTGCGCTGATTAACCCGAACATCCGGGTTAACGGGCTTATTCAGCTGGATCAGGCTTCTGTGTACCGTACTGCATTGTCGAATAACGATATTGCTATGGCTGGTGGCCGTATCACCGACCAGAACACTGACGGTAATATCACGCTAAGCGGCACCACGGCGCAGCCTGCCAGCATTGCAACGGATGGCGTTTATGTTGTGAAAGGCATTATGTATACTGGTGACACAAGGGGCCAGCCGTGGTACATGGATATGATGTGCGAAGCGCGTGGCGCGGCGGATATGCCATCCAGCACTGCTTTGCAGAGAGGGTTATAGAAATGAAACGATGGATATTTTCATTGCTGGCGTTAGCGTCTTTTGGCGCAAGTGCAAACACCATAACGATGCAATGTGGCAGCTTCCGTATGGATGCTATCCCGGACTCATTGTTTAAAATCAATGGCGAAACAGTGACGTCTCAAAAAGTAAAAATGTTGGGTAAAGACGGTACGGGCATGCAGATAAAAATGGGGCTGATGCCTGCCAAAGATGGCAATAATTATGGGTTCGAGTATATCCATCGTCCGGGTACCGAAACGCGATTCCTGAATGTCCAACTGCTGCAGAACAGCATGGACGCGCCGAAAATCATCGGATCTTTCCCGTGTAAAAAAGTGCCTGGTTGAAACTAAATCGATTGAAATTTATAGCTAACCAGACTGTCCGAAAATCTGCAAAACGTGCGCATCATGCTGTCGTTTTCCAACTTTACCCATTACACTGCAGATACTTTTGAAGGCGTTTTGCCATCAGCTTGGATGTCACCTAGTCAGGAATTACAACTAAATGAGTTTAGCGCAGCCTAAATCCGGAGAGCTTTTAGATCTCCTTGGTCCCTCACTCACTCAGGGAGAAAACCTGCTTAGTGAGTTTGAAATCCATCGCGTCATTCGTGAGGCAAGGAAGGTTCCTGAGTATTATCAAGGGCTTTCCATCGAGGGGTTGGCTAAGCTTGTTTTAGGTGAAATCGAAGAGGGAGCAGCTCTTTGTGAAAAGTCATTGGCGTTAGCACCCGATGACTCAGTTTCGTTTTGTAACTACACGATTGCGTTGCGAAACAAGGGGTATCACGTTAAGCAATACGAGATTATTAAGAGAGCGATCAACTCGCGTAATCCTCGAATTCTTTCTGAAGTGGCTGTTAATGCTGCTTATTGGGTGGATTTAGATTTGCTGAAAAAGGTAATGCCTATGCTTAATGCGATGGAAGTTGCTAAGGCAGACGACTTGGTCAAGTGCAATGAGTCGCTTGATTACCTGATCAAGCATGATAATCATTCTCAGGATTTTAAGGCGATCGGCCGATTGATGATGGCTATTGCTGAAAAGTATCGCTTACGTCTGGCTGGCGCGAATGCTTTTTATGTCATGAATGAGCTGAACACATTTTTCGTAGAAATTAAAACTGACGACCCAGCACTTTTGTCAAAAGTTAATAACGATCTTGCAGATGCTCTCATTGCTGCTGGTTTGGAAAATTCAGAATGTATTGGTTGTTTCCAGGCAGGAGACTTCTGATGCCAGTAATGCATAATTGTTTTCTCGAATTAGCCAGAGAATCATTGCAGCACAATGGTGAGCAATGGACACGTAATGCTATCAGCAGGTCATACTACGGCATGTACCATTCAGCCCTCAGAATCACTAACAATCTGACGCCTACCCATGATACTGATGGTGAGAGATTACCTGGCGGTTCTCACATGCGACTCTATACAGCTTTTTGTAACGGTGAGGCTGCTAAAGTTAACGGCGTAGATGTTGATAAAGTCCGTAAAATTGGCATTAAGTTAAAGATGTTACATGCTCAGCGCGTAAATGCTGATTACAGACTTGAACGCAAAATTAATCGAATTACGGCAATTAGTGCCTTACAAGATGCTGAAGAGATAGATGCTCTAGTGGACCGAATGATGAATAACCCCGACGACTCGTTAACAGCATAAGCTATGACTACCATATCAACCCGCCTATCGGCGGGTTTTTTGCTTTCTGGAGCCCTACCAAATGGCAGTTTCTGACCAGACCCGCAGCGGCGACCTTGCCGAAACATTCAAATCTGAGCGGGAAACCACTAAAAATCAGATCCGTGTCGTGTTACCTAGCATTATTCAGTCATTCGACCCTGACGCGGTTACGGCGGTTGTGCAGCCTGCTGTCCGTTCGGTTGAAACTGATAACGACGGGAACCGCATTACCAAAAATTACCCGCTGCTAGTGGATGTGCCGGTGGTATTTCCGCGCGGCGGGGGATGCACGCTAACGTTCCCGGTTAAAGCAGGTGATGAATGTCTGGTAATTTTCGCCGATCGCTGCATCGATTTCTGGTGGCAGAACGGCGGGGTGCAGGAGCCTGTCGACGACCGGGTGCATGATTTATCGGATGCGTTCTGTATCGTCGGGCCGCAATCGCAAGCGCAGAAAATCAGCGGTATCAGCACCAGCGCCGCGCAGTTGCGTACCGATGATGGGGCTGCTTTTGTGGAAGTGGCCGCAGGCCATAACGTTACGGTTAAAACCCCCGGCGCGCTGACGGCTACTGCAGAAGGCGGAACCACGATCACATCACCCACCATTACGCTAAACGGTGACGTAACCATTAACGGCAACCTGTCGCAGGGGATGGGTGAGGGCGGCGGTAGCGCAACGATGCTCGGTCCTGTCACGGTGGCAAACGATGTAACGGCTGGCGGTAAGAGCCTGATTACGCACACTCATGGCGGCGTGCAGACGGGTGGCGGGAATACTGGCGCGCCTAATTAAAACTACCAACCAGACAAAAGCCCCGGGTGCGCTAACACTTCGGGGCTTTTTACTTTCTACACCTTGAGGATGGCAAGGGAGAACATGTGATTGATTTTAGCAAACTGATAATGGAGTTGCGAGTTATGGGCGAAAAATTACCCAACTGGAAATTCCTTCTTATATGGATTGTATTTTTCCTCTTCGGGCTTTCGAGCCTGATTGGTGCCGTCCGATGGTGGTGAATAAGGAGGTCAGACATGCGATACCGACGCGAAGACACAGACGGCGATTACACCTTTGGCAGTGGTGATGATACCTGGCTGATTAACTCGCCAGAAGCTGTCACGCAGGCGGTGAAAACACGATTCGCATTGTGGTACGGACAGTGGTTCCTCGATAAGACAGAGGGAACACCGTGGATTCAGTCTGTGCTCGGTAAGCAAAAGCCGGAAACCTATAATCTGGCGATCCGCAAGCGTATCCTCGAAACGCGGGGCGTTAAATCCATTCTCTCTTTCAATACGACAGTGAACACCTCGACGCGCCGCGTCCAGTTCTTCGCTGAAATCGACACTATCTACGGAACAACGACAGTAACCAGCGAGGCATAAATGGCCCTCAATTTGGACACACTCGGCTTATCGGCAACGGTAACCGCTGAGGGGATCAGTGCGCCTGATTACCAGACGATACTCGATACCCTGACGAGCTATTTCCAGCAGATTTATGGCAGTGACGCTTATCTGGAGCCGGACAGCAAAGACGGCCAGATGGTGGCGCTGGTGGCGCTTGCTGTTCACGATGCCAATAATACAGCCATTGCCGTCTATAACTGCTTCTCACCTGCTACGGGTTACGGCGCAGCGCTGACCAGTAACGTAAAAATTAACGGTATCGCGCGCAAAGGTGCCACGAACTCTACCGTGGATTTACTGCTCACTGGCACCGCAGGAACAACCATTACGAACGGCACAGTGAAAGACACTAATAATGTGATATGGCGTCTTCCTGCTTCAGTGGTGATTGGTGTTGATGGCGCCGTGACGGTAACTGCTATCTGTTCAAACAGTGGAGCGGTTGCGGCCCTGGCTGGGACTATCACCACCATCAATACACCGACCCGTGGATGGACGTCAGTAACCAACCCGGCGGCGGCCACCGTTGGCGCACCTGCAGAAACGGACGCAGAACTGCGCATCAGGCAGGGGCAAAGTGTCGCGATACCATCCATCACACCATTTGAAGGTGTGGACGGGGCGATCGCTAATATTGCTGGTGTGACGCGCCACAAGCTCTATGAAAATGATACAGGAAAGACTGACGGTAACGGGCTTCCTCCGCATTCCATCTCGGCCATTGTTGATGGTGGCGATGTGACCGAAATAGCCAGGACCATCCGGGGAAATAAAGGGCAGGGGGTCCGAACCTGGGGAAAAACATCCGTAACCGTACCGGATAGATATGGTAATCCCCACATAATCAGCTTTTCGCGACCAACTGATGTCCCTGTTTACGGAAAAATTACCTTAAAAGTTTTTGCCGGGTACACCTCACAAATCGGTGTGCAGATTCAGCAGGCTGTTGCGGATTACATTAACAGCCTGATGATTGGTGACCCGGTACTGCTGAGCCGGATTTATTCCCCGGCTAACCTCGGGGTCGTCAGTGGTGGTAATGCACGCTATTACGATATTCAGGAGCTGCTGATCGGCAAATCTCCTGAAACCGTTGCCGCGGCGAATATTAATATTGCTTACGACGAATCAGCCTCCTGTAAGCCGGAAAATATCATTATTACGGTGGCGGCATGAGCAAATATACGGACTTAATCACCAACTATCATGCGACAAAACCTAAATTCGTTGAACATATCGATTTAGTGACCAGGCCGTTAGCTGAAACCTCAGCCGCAATGAAGGGGCTCATAAACGCTTTTGATATTGATCATGCGACAGGAATACAACTCGATATTCTCGGCCAGTGGATAGGGTTAAGCCGGGTTGTAAGCCAGCCAATAAGCGGTGTCTATTTCAGCTGGGACACTGACGGACTCGGATATGACCAGGGCGTCTGGCAGGGGCCATATGATCCGGATTCGGGTTATACCTCGCTGAGCGATGAAACCTATCGCATCGTTCTAAAAACGAAGATAGCAATTAACAACTGGGACGGAAGAAACGGCTCTCTGCCTCCCATTCTTGACGCCGCACTGGACGGGTCCGGTCTGAAGATGCAGATCGTCGATAACCAGGACATGACCATAGGTATCTGGGTTTTTCCTGAAACAGATATTTCATCGGTCTCTCTCGAACTTATTGCTGCGATACGACAAGGGTATCTGACGGTAAAGGCCGCTGGTGTATGGGGCGGAAGTATTGAAATTCCTTCGGTAGAGACACCTTCTGAAGGAAACAGGTTTTTTGGGTTTGATATGGATAACGAATATATCAGCGGGTTCGATGCCGGTTCATGGGGGACATTACTCTGATGGCTAAAAATGATTTTAAACCGTTTGCTACGGGCAAGGGTGCAAATGTTACATCGCAGTCTGACTGGGAAGCGCTGCCGGCGATCCTGTCTGGTTTTACCGCGGGTAAGGCATCAAGCGCACAGGTAAATAAAGCGCTGCGTCAGGCGAGCTTCATCGCTGCAGCACTGGCACAGTACACAGCCAGCAAGAGCGGGCAGGATGTTCTCGATGATGGTGATCTGAGCGGCTTTATCGCCAAAATGTCAGCTGCGTTTGGTAAGGATTTTCAGACTCTTGATGCCACGCTGACGGCGCTCGCTGGTCTGGCTACTGGTGCAGATAAACTTCCGTATTTCACTGACACAGATAAGGCTGCGCAGACCGACCTCACTCAGGTGGGCCGTGACATTATCGGCAAAAACACTATTGCCGACATTCTCACATACCTTGGTTTAAACGAAACCCTTAATCCATCAAAACGCGTCAGTATTGGTGCATTGGGAACAGGTGTATTTGATGGTTCAAAACCTGCAATCAACATCGGTGATTCAGATAGTGGTTTTGTATTTGAGTCAGACGGGGTTATTGGTGTTTATGCGAACAGTCAGAAAATCGCTGAACTCACTAACACTGAATTTAAGATTATTGGCAATGCGAGTCTGGTAAATGGCGCATTGCTTCTTGGTGGTCTGACACATTTTATCAGGAATACCGACGCTGATGATGCGGGGTTTGGCGGTAATAATGTTGAAATTGGTTCGTGGAATGGTATCGGGCTGACGTGTACCTATGACGGCACCACACGTATTTATTTCAATACGCGAACGGGTGAAATTGGACTGAGAGGAGATTTAAAAGCTGATGGCAACGTTCGCAGTGGTAATGCCTGGCTTGACCAGACGGGGAATCTTCAGGGGAGTTCCTGGGGGGCTGGAGTCGGTTTAAAAGCGTATTTAGATAATACGTTTAACAGAAAAAATACGGCAACTCTTGATACAAACGGCTGGCATCGCGATGAATCCACAGGACTGATTACACAGTGGGGGCTGATTGACCAGGCGAACGGAACGTACAATTTCCCGCGCGGATTCCCAAATCAGTGCTTTGCCGTTCTGGTCACCAACACCAGTGCCCAGGGCAGCGGTGTGGATAATGCGTTTGGGTATCCGATAAGTAATAGCCAGTTCGTTGCAGGTTCAAAGAATAACGGCGGCGGCATTGGCCCGTATCCGGTTGCATTTACGGCTTTTGGGAGATAGATGATGAGTGAATATTATTACAGTGCAAAGGAATCAGGTTTTTATTTTGCCGCCGATAAAGAGGTTTACGAAGCGGGAAAAGGCTGGCCGAAAGATGCCATTCCTGTTTCGGATGAGGATTATAAAACCCTGTTTTCAGGTCAGCAGGCAGGGATGGTAATCACCGCAGGGCGTGACGGCTATCCTGTGTTGACAGAACGCCAGGCCCCTACGGAAAAAGAGTTACAACAACAGGCTGATTCAAAGAAACAAAGCCTGATGCAGGAAGCAAATACAATGATTTCAACGTTGCAGGATGCTGCCGATTTTGCAATGGCGACGGCAGAAGAAACCGCCGCGTTAACTGAGTGGAGAAAATACAGGGTACTGGTAAACCGTGTGGATACCGCTAACCCAGACTGGCCCGAAAAGCCAGTCTGACTAAATCCACAATAAAGGCTATTGTCCGGGGTGCCCCCTAGGAACAATGGGCGCAGGCCGGGCGCCTGATTGGGGCAGGAGTTCCGCGACAGAAGGTAGCGATCATTTATGACGTGGGACTGTCGACGCTGTACAGAAAATTTCCGGCTGGGTATCGGTAAAGGTGCCGCAGTCTCGTTTTATGCAGAACGGACTGCGGTAGGCCGGCCGCTGTTTAGTCAGGACTGACTGTAACCGTGTTTATAGGTTTATAGATCGTACAGACCTCTATTGTGATGTAACATCGTATGTTGATCAGCAGATCGTATGCTGACGATTTCAAAGCTACAGTGTAATATGCACGCCAGTCGTTGATGGGGTAGTTATTGTGGAATGTCCACCGCTGTGTCCATCAAGAAAAATTTATCAGCATAGCGAGTTAAAAAATTCATATTTATGAAGAATATAAGAAATTTCTCCATCATTGCTCACATTGACCACGGTAAATCGACGCTGTCTGACCGTATTATCCAAATCTGCGGTGGCCTGTCTGACCGTGAAATGGAAGCTCAGGTACTTGATTCGATGGATCTTGAGCGTGAGCGCGGTATTACTATTAAAGCCCAGAGTGTGACGCTGGATTTTAAAGCGTCTGATGGTGAAACTTATCAACTGAACTTTATCGACACGCCGGGACACGTTGACTTTTCCTATGAAGTTTCCCGTTCGTTAGCCGCCTGCGAGGGCGCGCTGCTGGTGGTGGATGCCGGCCAGGGCGTAGAAGCGCAAACGTTGGCGAACTGCTACACCGCGATGGAAATGGATCTTGAAGTGGTGCCGGTGCTTAACAAGATTGACCTGCCGGCCGCCGATCCGGAGCGTGTGGCGGAAGAAATCGAAGACATTGTCGGTATCGATGCGACGGACGCGGTACGCTGCTCCGCCAAAACGGGTGTCGGCGTGACGGATGTTCTGGAACGCCTGGTGCGCGATATCCCGCCGCCGCAAGGCGATCCGGACGGCCCGCTGCAGGCGCTGATTATTGACTCCTGGTTCGATAACTACCTGGGCGTGGTATCGCTGGTGCGTATTAAAAACGGCACCATGCGTAAAGGCGACAAAATTAAAGTGATGAGCACCGGGCAGACCTACAACGCTGACCGCCTGGGGATCTTCACGCCAAAACAGGTTGATCGTACCGAGCTGAAGTGCGGCGAAGTAGGCTGGCTAGTCTGCGCCATTAAAGATATCCTCGGCGCGCCGGTTGGCGATACCTTAACCTCAGCGCGTAACCCAGCGGAAAAAGCGTTGCCGGGCTTTAAGAAGGTGAAACCGCAGGTCTATGCAGGTCTGTTCCCGGTCAGCTCCGACGATTATGAAAGTTTCCGCGACGCGCTCGGCAAGCTGAGCCTGAACGATGCCTCACTGTTTTATGAACCGGAAAGCTCCTCGGCGCTGGGCTTTGGTTTCCGCTGCGGCTTCCTCGGCCTGTTGCACATGGAGATCATTCAGGAGCGTCTGGAACGCGAATACGATCTGGATCTGATCACCACTGCGCCGACCGTGGTTTATGAAGTAGAAACAACGGCGAAAGAGACTATCTATGTTGATAGCCCCTCCAAGCTGCCGCCGTTGAATAACATTTATGAACTGCGCGAGCCTATCGCCGAGTGTCATATGCTGTTACCACAAGCCTATTTAGGTAACGTTATTACGCTGTGTATTGAGAAACGCGGCGTACAAACTAACATGGTGTATCACGGTAACCAGGTCGCGTTGACCTATGAAATCCCGATGGCGGAAGTGGTGCTCGACTTCTTTGACCGTCTGAAATCAACGTCGCGCGGCTATGCGTCTCTGGATTATAACTTCAAGCGCTTCCAGGCTTCCGATATGGTGCGTGTTGATGTGTTAATCAACAACGAACGTGTCGATGCGCTGGCGCTGATCACGCACCGTGATAACTCGCAAAGCCGTGGTCGCGAGCTGGTGGAGAAGATGAAAGATTTGATTCCACGCCAGCAGTTTGATATCGCGATTCAGGCGGCGATTGGTACGCATATTATTGCCCGTTCGACGGTAAAACAGTTACGTAAAAACGTGCTGGCGAAGTGCTACGGCGGCGATATCAGTCGTAAGAAAAAACTGCTGCAGAAACAGAAAGAAGGTAAGAAACGCATGAAGCAGATCGGTAACGTCGAGCTGCCTCAGGAGGCGTTCCTCGCCATTCTGCATGTCGGTAAAGACAATAAATAATCTCTAAGGAGTTGGCATGGCGAACATGTTTGCCCTGATTCTGGTGATAGCCACACTGGTGACGGGCATTTTATGGTGCGTTGATAAGTTTGTTTTCGCGCCAAAACGTCGGGCGCGCCAGGCTGCCGCGCAAACGGCGTCGGGAGATGCGCTGGATAACGCTACGCTCAATAAAGTGGCGCCTAAGCCGGGCTGGCTGGAGACCGGGGCGTCGGTTTTCCCGGTTCTGGCGATCGTTCTGATCGTTCGTTCATTTCTTTATGAACCCTTTCAGATCCCGTCAGGCTCAATGATGCCGACACTGCTTATCGGCGATTTTATTCTGGTGGAAAAATTTGCCTACGGCATTAAAGATCCGATCTACCAGAAAACCCTGATTGAAACCGGTCATCCAAAGCGCGGGGATATTGTGGTATTTAAATATCCGGAAGATCCTAAGTTAGATTACATCAAACGCGCCGTCGGTTTGCCGGGCGATAAAATCACTTATGATCCGGTTGCGAAAGAGGTGACGATTCAGCCTGGCTGTAGCTCCGGTCAGGCGTGCGAAAATGCGCTGCCGGTTACCTACTCTAACGTTGAGCCGAGCGATTTTGTACAGACCTTTGCCCGCCGTAACGGCGGAGAAGCGACCAGCGGTTTCTTTGAGGTTCCGCTAAACGAGACGAAAGAAAACGGCATTCGCCTGACCGAACGTAAAGAGACGTTGGGCGATGTGACCCACCGCATCCTGATGGTGCCGATAGCCCAGGATCAGTTGGGCATGTATTACCAACAGCCAGGACAACCGCTGGCGACCTGGGTTGTACCGCCGGGACAATATTTCATGATGGGCGACAACCGCGATAACAGCGCGGATAGCCGTTACTGGGGATTTGTTCCGGAAGCGAATCTGGTCGGTAAAGCGGTCGCTATCTGGATGAGCTTTGACAAGCAGGAAGGGGAGTGGCCGACAGGCGTACGCCTGAGTCGTATCGGCGGTATTCACTAACTGTGACGAAATGATCGTTCACGCTGCCGTCTTTTTAGCGGCAGCGTGAATTATTTCCTGGATAAATTCCCTCAGACTAACGACATCCCCTGTCGTTGTGTATAGAATATTCCCCCGAAGTTTTAGGTTGGCGCCGTTTGGTCGCCACGGCACACGAAACAGCGTTGGTTATAGACAACCTTCTTTCCGCTGCAGCGATGCGGCAGGACAGATGACGTGTATCAGGTCTGTTTCGTGTGCTGGATTGTTGACGCATTCATTTATTGGTATCGCATGAACCCCATCGTAATTAATCGGCTTCAACGGAAGCTGGGCTACACTTTTAATCATCAGGAGCTGTTGCAGCAGGCATTAACTCACCGCAGCGCCAGCAGTAAACATAACGAACGCCTGGAATTTTTAGGCGATTCAATCCTGAGCTTCGTTATCGCTAACGCGCTTTATCACCGTTTTCCACGGGTGGATGAGGGAGATATGAGCCGTATGCGCGCCACGTTGGTACGTGGCAATACGCTGGCGGAATTAGCCCGTGAATTTGATTTAGGCGAGTGCCTGCGTTTAGGGCCGGGCGAATTAAAAAGCGGCGGATTCCGTCGAGAGTCCATTCTGGCGGACACCGTTGAAGCGTTAATCGGCGGAGTATTTCTCGATAGTAATATCCAGACCGTCGAGCAGTTAATCCTTAACTGGTATAAAACTCGTCTGGATGAGATAAGTCCGGGCGATAAACAAAAAGATCCGAAAACGCGCTTGCAGGAGTATTTGCAGGGTCGCCATCTGCCGCTGCCATCTTACCTGGTTGTGCAGGTACGCGGCGAGGCGCACGATCAGGAATTTACTATCCACTGCCAGGTCAGCGGCCTGAGCGAACCGGTGGTTGGCACGGGTTCCAGCCGTCGTAAGGCGGAGCAGGCTGCCGCCGAACAGGCGCTGAAAAAACTGGAGTTGGAATGAGCACTGACAAAACTTACTGCGGATTTATTGCCATCGTCGGACGTCCGAACGTTGGCAAATCCACCTTGCTGAACAAACTGCTTGGGCAGAAGATTTCGATCACTTCCCGTAAAGCGCAGACCACGCGCCACCGCATTGTCGGTATTCATACCGAAGGCCCGTATCAGGCAATCTATGTAGATACCCCGGGTCTGCATATGGAAGAAAAGCGCGCCATTAACCGTTTGATGAATAAGGCGGCGAGCAGTTCGATTGGCGACGTTGAGCTGGTGATTTTCGTTGTGGAAGGCACCCGTTGGACGCCGGACGACGAAATGGTCCTGAACAAACTGCGCGATGGCAAAGCGCCGGTTATTCTCGCCGTTAACAAGGTGGATAACGTGCAGGAAAAAGCCGATTTGCTGCCGCACCTCCAGTTCCTGGCAAGCCAGATGAACTTTCTTGATATCGTACCCATCTCTGCTGAAACGGGTATGAACGTCGATACCATTGCCGGTATCGTGCGTAAACATTTACCGGAAGCGATTCATCACTTCCCGGAAGATTACATCACCGATCGCTCTCAGCGCTTTATGGCGTCTGAAATCATTCGTGAAAAGCTGATGCGTTTTCTCGGCGCCGAGCTGCCGTATTCCGTTACCGTTGAGATTGAACGTTTTGTTACCAACGAACGCGGCGGCTATGATATCAACGGGCTGATCCTCGTCGAGCGCGAAGGGCAGAAGAAGATGGTGATTGGCAACAAAGGCGCCAAAATCAAAACCATTGGTATTGAAGCGCGTAAAGACATGCAGGAGATGTTTGAAGCGCCGGTACACCTGGAACTGTGGGTGAAAGTGAAATCCGGCTGGGCCGATGACGAACGCGCTCTGCGCAGTCTCGGTTACGTAGACGATCTGTGAGTTAACACAGCGTGGAAGGGTGGCAGCGCGCATTTGTCCTGCACAGTCGCCCCTGGAGCGAAACCAGCCTGATGCTGGACGTCTTCACGGAAGAATCGGGGCGCGTGCGCCTTGTCGCCAAAGGCGCGCGATCTAAACGTTCCAATCTGAAAGGCGCGTTACAGCCTTTTACGCCGTTATTGCTACGCTACAGCGGACGCGGCGAGGTGAAAACCCTGCGCAGCGCCGAGGCAGTTTCTCTGGCGCTGCCGTTAAGCGGTATTACGCTCTATAGCGGCCTGTATATCAACGAACTCCTCTCTCGCGTACTGGAATATGAAACGCGCTTCTCCGAACTCTTTTTTGATTATCTGAACTGTATTCAGGCGCTGGCGGGAACCACCGGCTCGCCTGAACCGGCGTTGCGACGTTTCGAACTGGCGTTGCTGGGACATCTGGGGTATGGCGTCAATTTCACCCACTGTGCAGGCAGCGGCGAACGGGTGGATGACACCATGACCTACCGTTACCGCGAAGAAAAAGGCTTTTTCGCCAGCGTCGTCATCGATAACAACACCTTTACCGGACGGCACCTGAAAGCGCTGGAGGCGCGGGAATTTCCGGATGTAGATACCCTGCGTGCCGCTAAACGCTTTACCCGTATGGCATTAAAGCCGTATCTTGGGGGAAAACCGTTAAAAAGCCGGGAGCTGTTCCGGCAATTTATGCCCAAACGCACAGTAAAAACGAAGAAAGATTAACGAGGATTGTCATGGCTGAATTACTGTTAGGCGTCAATATTGACCACATTGCCACGTTACGTAATGCGCGCGGCACCGACTATCCGGATCCGGTACAGGCGGCGTTTATTGCTGAACAGGCAGGCGCGGACGGCATTACCGTACACCTGCGCGAAGATCGTCGCCACATTACCGATCGCGATGTGCGCATTCTGCGTCAGACGCTGCATACGCGTATGAATCTGGAGATGGCGGTGACCGAAGAGATGCTGGCGATCGCCGTAGAAACCAGGCCGCATTTCTGTTGTCTGGTGCCGGAAAAACGCCAGGAAGTCACCACCGAAGGCGGCTTGGATGTGGCCGGACAGCGCGATAAAATGCGTGATGCCTGTGCGCGCCTGGCGGCGGCTGGCATCCAGGTTTCGCTCTTTATCGATGCCGATGAAAGGCAAATCAACGCGGCGGCGGAAGTCGGCGCGCCGTTTATCGAAATCCATACCGGCTGCTATGCCAACGCAGAAACCGATGCGGAACAGGCAAAAGAGCTGGCGCGTATTGCCAGCGCCGCGACCCTGGCGGCCCGTCTGGGGCTAAAAGTAAATGCGGGTCATGGCCTGACCTACCATAACGTCAAAGCTATTGCCGCACTGCCGGAAATGCACGAGCTCAATATCGGTCATGCCATTATTGGTCGGGCAGTGATGACGGGGCTGAAAGAGGCGGTGGCTGAAATGAAACGTTTGATGCTGGAAGCGCGCGGCTAATGGCGATTCTCGGCCTGGGAACGGATATTGTAGAGATTGCCCGCATTGAGGCAGTGATCTCCCGTTCCGGCGAACGCCTGGCAAGGCGTGTGCTCAGTGACAACGAGTGGGCTATCTGGGAGACGCATCAGCAGCCGGTGCGTTTTCTCGCCAAGCGTTTTGCGGTCAAAGAGGCGGCAGCGAAAGCTTTTGGCACCGGCATCCGCAACGGTCTGGCGTTCAATCAGTTCGAAGTGTTTAACGATGAGCTGGGAAAACCACGTTTGCGGCTGTGGGGCGAGGCGTTAACGCTGGCGGAAAAACTCGGTGTGGCGCACATGCATGTCACGTTGGCCGATGAACGCCATTACGCCTGCGCTACGGTCATTCTGGAAAGTTAGATTTGCCGGATGGCGGCGTAAACACGTTATCTGACCTACAGGCCGATATATTGTCGGCCTGATAAGCATAGCGCCATCAGACATTGTTGCGTTGGAAATACGTTAACCCGCTTACAGTTTATCTGCGTGATGCATCAGAACAAACTTATCCCACAACTGTTCTTCGCTTTCGACATGGGCGGGATCCTGCAAAATCGTATTGGGGATCGGACAGACTTTCTGACAGGTCGGCGTTTCGTAATGGCCTACACACTCGGTGCATTTGTCGCTGTTAATTTCATAAATGCTGTCGCCCATTGAAATCGCCTCATTCGGGCACTCCGGCTACGACACGTAACACATAACTCTATTTTATTGAAAATAAGTTATTTTATTTGCTATGGCGCACATATCGCAATTGATACAGCGTTTAGTAATTAGTAAAGACATTTCAATAAATTACCATTAAATCATTTTTAAATCAGTAAGTTATAAATGCTTTGCATTCTTCACAATTATTAACTTACTGTATGTTGATCCAGTGTATTTAACGCTGATAAACTCAATCCAGTAACACAAAACCGCAACACATTGCATTTTGTTCCGTATGAAAGACCTGCATGTGTGAGCTTGTTTTCTGCGCCTACGCAGATAAGGATTGAGAATGCCGCGCACTGTAACACATAAACCGGATTGTCCCAATAATGACGATGTTTTAGCCGCATTAGGAAAGTGGGATGCCTGTAAACCTCCCTATACCAGCGCACACATGAAAATCTGTGTTGCTGCTGCCAAAACTATCCTCGTTGCTTCCGGCGTAGCCCGCCGTTCAAAATACGAAAAAGAGAACTTTCTCCGTATCGATTTCAGCAAAGCAGGTAAGGTTACCTTTTATGCTGAGTTTCCAAAAAAGATGGGGCTCAAGGGTAAAAAACTCGGCGAATGGCCGGAGCTTGCAATTCAATTGGCGCGCGAGAAAGCCTTAGAAATGGCCGAAGGTGGCCTGCGAGCTGAATCCGTTCACGCCGCGATTGAAATGTACCGGGATGACCTCAAAGCCAAAGTAGCCCGGCAGAAGCTGAGTCCGGACAGTTTTACCACTTACGGGGTGCGTATAGACCGGATTAAAGCAACGTTCGGCGAGCGGGAAGTGTTCAGCGACATAACGTACAATCGGCTGGTGGAAGTGCTGGACGAATGGATCGCCACTCGCTCGAACAATAACACCCTGGAGTTGTTCGCCGAACTTCGTCGGTTCTGGAAGTTCTGCGCCCCTACGCTGTGCAACGGCCGCAATGTTGCCGCCAGCCTGCCCGATGATTATGTATCTTCTCGCGTGCAGAAACCTACCCCCACGCGGCTTTTTACCGATATCGAATCAATCGCCCGACTCTGGCTCAATGTTGCCGCCTGTACCTCTGTACACCAGAAGAATGCTGTTCGCTTCATGATCATTACCGGCGTTCGTCCGATTAATGTCCATAACCTGCGCTGGGATTACGTTAACGAGGAGGCCGGTGAAATTGTTTATCCGGAAGGGGTTATTGGTATGCGCGGGGCTATGAAAACACAAAAGGCTTTCCGCCTGCCAATAACGCCAGAAATTCGGCGGATTATCGACGAGCAGAAAGCATGGCGTGATTCAGTTTCTGAATGTAATACGGAATTTGTGTTTCTACAGCCGCGTGACCCAATGCAACCCTTTTCAAAACGATCCCTGGATAAGCTGGTGAAAACCTACAGCCCGGAAGGGGCTGTCAAAGGAATGAGGCATGACGGGACTATTAAGGGGAAAGAGGGGGCCTTTAATACGATGTGCCGTAAATTCCTTAAGAGCAACGTTATCGCCCTGATGAAGGAAAGGGGCTATTCCCGATCAGACCGAAGGGAAATCAGCCTCTTGTGCCTTCACCATTCCAGCAAGTCAGATGACCCGATGGCAGAACACTACGACTTTTCAGACGAGATTTTGCAGGAAGAGATTGCGTTGAAGCGCGAAGCCTTCGAGGCTCACGAACGGAGCATACTTGCGCAGGCTGCGCTGTTACGGCGGCGGGTTTAATACTGACTGCGGCATTTCTGGATGAAGGCATCGACGTTACGGCGCTCATAGCGAACCACTTTCGCGCTGAAACGGATGGGGGCCAGTACGGCGCGATGCCGGTGCTTTATATTCCAGTCGCATAACGTCTTCTGGGTTATGCCCAGCTTCTGGCATACCTCGTCCGGGGTGAGCAGATCGTCGGGTTGCTCGCTCATGCTATACCTCTCAATCAAAATAACAGGCGGCACTCAGGCCGCCGTATGCGGGTGTTTAAATCAGGTCGGCGTAGTAGGTGAAGTTACCGAACTGCGGATGCGACCAGCGCTTGCGTTTGCCTGCGGGAGCTTTGGATTCACGCAGCAGCTTATCCGCGGCTTTTTTCATTTCCGGAAGGTTAACGAGCAGTCCGCGAATACCACCGTTTGAGCGTACCGGAACTTTGAAAAAAAAACCGATCAGCTTGCGACATGTGGAATCGGACAATCCCGTTTCCCACGCTGCTTTACTGACTGGCACATATTCACCTTCAGTGTGCGAAAAATAGGCTGGTGTCGCGGGTTCTGTCTGATATGCAGGAAGGGTAATTACCTCCGCCATCGCTTTCATCGTGGCTGATGCGGTTGCTTCTGCAACGACGCGGGCAATCTGGGCGATCCCCTCGTTTAAATGGAACACAAGCTTTGGTTGAACCGGTGTGGGGGCTGCCGATATTTGAGCCTGCTCTTTTTCCTTTTCGAGTTCTTGCCAGCGGTCTACGATTAGCGCTGTAAATTCCGGGCAGAGTTGAGCGACGACAACAATACTATCGCGTCGGCCTTGTTCACCCCCGAAACGATAAACGCTTTCTTTCTGTTCTTTACCTAACTTATTGATTCTTCCACAAACCTCCGTTGGAGGAAGCTGGATTATTCCTTTTTCGGCGAGACGTTCAATAGTGCGTTTCACATTATCGTGACGGCTCCCCACCAGGTCGGCGATCTCTTTATGGGTCATTGAAAGTTGCCTGGTACCACTAACCAGTGTTAAAGTTGGTTCTGTCATATAAAAATCTCCATTCAGTTAAAGGTGCGCTGGTAGTTACTGCTACCAGCGCGTTTTTTATTCATCCCACGGCTTGTTTGCTGCGTCCCTTGCGGCCTGCTGCGCAAAATCCACCAGTTCAAAAGCCAGTTGTTCTCCTTTCTCCAGCGAACCGAGAAGCTTTGCAGCCTCCAGAAAATCCGCGATATACCCGAAAATGTCTGCATGGTGTAACTGAGTTATCTTGATAGCCATAGCGTTAACCTCTCAATAAACCACAGTGGTTCATTTTTAGTAAACCACCGTGGTTTGTTGCTGTCAATACCACCGTGGTGCATAATTTGGCTAACCAGTCTTAGAGGAAGTTGATATGAGCCGTGAAGACCCACAAATGAAAATCCGACTACCTGCGGAGATGAAAGAGCAGTTAGAGAAAGCTGCTGCTGAAAATAAGCGATCTATGAATGCTGAGGTTGTCCACCGACTTAAGGAGAGTTTTGAGACCTTAATTCATAGAACTTATAAGGATTCTGACAGCACCTTATCCGATAATTATTTATGGAAGAGTTTTATTGAGCATTATAAGCCTGACGATGAATATAAGAAGACTGTTGTTAGTTTGTTTGAGCAAAAATTTTTGCTGGATAAGGAAAATGAAAGATTGTACAAATTACTGTTAAAGCATTTAAGTCAACGGAACAAAAAAGAAAATTAATGTGTCTGGACTAGTCTGAATATTATTTCAGCGTTAACGGAGCGCATATTTTTGGCCGCTGATTTTTTTAATTCCTCCGCTAACTCGCGGGGGAGACGTAACTTAAATTGCAGGTGGTTGTCTGATTTTTTCATAGTACGCCTCTCTTTTTCATGGCATCGAGCAGGATGTCCTGCACTGTTCGTTTTGAATTGCGCCGCTCCATCACCATTTCGTCCATAGTGTCAGCGGCGATAATGTGGTGGATGAACACCGGGCGGTTGTGTCCGGCCTGAATCTGCCGGGTTGGCCCGATGCGTTCGATAATTTGCTGGTACTGCTCCAGGTCCCACCAGTGTGAGAAAAACACCAGTATGTTGCCGCCATCCTGCATGTTCAGGCCGTGACCTGCACTGGCGGGATGTGCGAACAGGACCGGGATTTTTCCGGCGTTCCAGTCGCGCAGGGTCTGTGGGTTCTGGTCGAGGTGGCGACCACGGGGAAACGCTTTAAACAGGCGCTCAAGGTCGTGTTTCCAGTGGTAAGCGACCAGCACCGGTGCGCCCGCTGCTTCGGTGAGAATACTGTCCAGCGCCTGCAGCTTTGCGTCGTGCAGTTCGGACCAGCTCCCGGCGTCGTCGGTGTATATCGCGCCGCTCGCAATTTGCAGACACTTCACCGTTTTTGCCGCGGCGTTCGGCGCTTCGATGCCTTCGCCGTTCAGCTCAAGGAACATTTCCTTTTCCATTTCGCGATACTGCTGGCGGGCCTTCGGTGGCATCTCCACGCGGATCACGTTATGGATGGGCTCCTGTATATCGAACCAGTCGGCGGCATCGAGGGAGATGGTCACATCGGCCAGTGCGCGCTGTATCTCGTCCTGCGAGTGTGCGAACGGCTCCAGCTTCGTCCAGCTTTGCCCCGGAAACTGTATTGAGTTGAACCAGCGGGAGGTAAACGCGCCGTAGGTGCGCCCGAGACGCTGTCCCTGATCCACAAACCACGCCTGCCCCCACAAATCCACCAGGCCGTTTGGCGCTGGTGTACCGGTGAGGTTCATCCAGCGCCGGACATGCTTATGCGCCACTTTGCCCAGCGCGGCCGCGCGCTTACCGCCCCCGCGCAGCCGGAAGGATTTCAGCCGGGTACTCTCGTCGGGAATGACGGTACCGAACGGCCATCGGCCGCCCAGCTCTTCAACCAGCCAGACCAGATTGTCGTAGTTGATGGTGAAGACGCTGGCGTTGCTGTTCGCCAGCGCCGCCGCACGCGCCTTAGCGTTACCGACAATCGGCTGCACCTCGATATTGCGCAGATGTCCCCATTTCACCGCCTCATCCGGCCATGTGCTGGCGGCCACGCGCAGCGGCGCAAGGACAAGCGCGGGCTGTGTCTCCGCTCCCGCCATGAAGAGATCTTCCAGCGCAGTGAGCGTCGATAAACTTTTCCCCATACCCATGCCAGCCCATACGTTGCAGCGGGGGGTATCAATGAGAAAGTTGGTGATTAATTCCTGGTATGGGCGAGGGGTATAAGGTTTTGCCACGTCAGTACCCCCGAACCGTTTTACGCCTTGCCATCATTTCGGTGTAGTGTAATTTGACGTATTCGCTTTGGGTCATCACAACCAGATTTTCAGGGCGGTTGTCGCGTTTATCACCGTTTACGTGATGAACTATTTCACCTTTTCGCAGCGGTCTGCCGATCATCTTTTCGGCTACAGTCCGGTGCTCGTGGCGCTGTGCTACTTTGCGGTAACCGTCCTGTTTTCCCGTATTGAGCAGGGCTTTACCTGTATTCATGCGACCACGGCGGGATTGCTCTTCACTACTGAAAAGGCGGGTATGATGACCGTGTTTGAAAGTGTAGGCTGTCAATTCACCGCACCCACAAGCGCAGGGTTTCATGTTTTTCTTTTTCACAGTATCCCCTCCAGATTTTTGCTGTCCAGTACCACCACGGTAAAGCCCAGCGCTCGCAGCCGTTCGTGCTCGCGTAGCTGGTCGGCGCGTGGTGGTTTGCCGGGTGCTTTGCATTCAACGAAAACGAGGCGTCCGCCGGGTAACAGGACAATGCGATCCGGTACCGAACGGCGACCGGGTGACACGAACTTATAAGCGACTCCGCCAGCCTTTTTCACTTCGGCGACGAGGTGCTTTTCTACGAGACTTTCGCGTTCGTATGCCATCTACTCGGCCTCTTTCAGCTTTTCGCGCCCGATTTGCATCAGGCAGAAATCAGAACGGCGCTCGCTCCAGTCCTGATTAAGTTCGTTACGTGATTCGCGGTTGGCTTTGGCCCATACCTTCGCCGCGCGCCGGTAATCGCCTTCCCGTTCGATGCGCACAGCCTCCCGCGCAGTCGGGTAATAAAGCGGACTGTCCCGATATTTAAATGACATTGTGTTATATCCTTTCAGTTATCCCAGCCAGGCGGACCCGATACCGTTCCTGCCGGGGGCGTGTCCGACATGCCAGCCTTTGCAGAAAGGGCAACGGTAAGCCTGAAGCTGTCCCCGGTGTCCGTATTTGCGGTGAAGTATCTGTATCCGGCGTATGGCGTCTTCAGCACTGGCGAAGCGGATCTTACCGCCGCACTGCTTACGCCGTAGCCTGCGTTTGCTTGCCATAGTGCTTACTCTTTTCTGTAATGGTACGCCTCAAAGCCGCCAGCGTTCAGCGGGATATCGGGCGCCCATTCGGGGTTAGTGGAGAGCAGCGCGGAAAGCGCCGTATCGTTGAAATCGTCGGTGTCCGGCGCTTCGGTTATCACTTCGTCGTGTACCGTCAGCACAATGCTGTAACCTGTATCCTCGATCAGCGGCATGTTTCCGGCCAGAACGTCGCGTGCGGCAGCCTGGCACACGTTTTCAACTAGCCGGCCCCCGTAAGTACGAAGACGCTGCCATTTGCGAGAGTAGGGGTTGATACCCATGTAGCTGATTTCGTCATTTACCAGCCGGATACCCGGATAGCAGACGGCGCGACCGGAGGGCAGAACGATACGCAGCCAGCCACCATCCCGGCGTATTTTCAGCTTCCGGCAGATAACGGTTACGCCCGGATGGTTGATTGCGCGCTTAACGTCATCCGCCAGTTCGTACCAGAAAACTACGGTTTCCGGATGCGCGTTGCGCCACATGCGTTTTAGTGAATCGCAGACGATAAACACGGGCTCCGAAAGTCCGTATGTTTTCTTCTGTTTCACCGATTCGTCATACCAGCGCTTTGCCTCCTGGCGGATTCCCGGCGGAATGCCCTGCAGGGCGGCAACTGCCAGCGCGTCAAGGTCAAGTGCGTAGGCCGCGGCGAAGGTGACAAAAGCAGCCACTCCGCCGCCGTAACCCAGTCCAAGCTCCATCACTTTCCCGATCTGACGCTGGTCTTTGGTCACGTCATCCGGCGATATGTGGAATGCGCGGGCGTAGGCCAGTTTGTACAGGTCAGGGCCGTGGCCTTCGTCGTAGTCCCGGAAGGCGGCAATCTTCCAGTGCTCACCAGCAAGCCAGGCCAGCATCCGGCCCTCGATGTTCGACAGGTCGGATATAACCAGCTTCTTACCCGGCGGCGCGATGATACTGGCGCGAAGTGCCGAGCTGGTAAGCTGCATAATATCGTCGCAGACCAGATCGGCACATCCCGCTTTCAGGGCTTCAATACCGGAATCGATAACAGGTTGTGCCAGTGAACTTCTTGGCAAATTTTGCGGCTGAAACAGGCGTCCGGCCCATCGTCCGGTTCGCGATGCGCCGCAGAACTGTAGTGTGCCGCGCAGTCGTCCGTCGCTGCTCACGCAGCTAATCAGCTTTTTGTACTTGCTTACGCTGGTGGTGCATGACTGAAGACGTACCGCGAGCAGTTCACGCAGTGCAGGTGGTGTGTCCGGATCGGCAATGCGCCGTTCCAGCGTGGCGGCCTGCATGTCCGGCAGTTCAATACCGAAAGCCGCGGCGATATGCCGCAGCATGGCGTCGCGCTGGGTGGCGGCCTGTACCTCGTTGTCCGTCATTGCCTGCGTACGTTCCGCCAGGCGCTGCTGTTCCTGCTCAACGGCGGCAATAGCTGATTGTGCGAGGCCGGTATCAATGCAGACCCCACGGCAGTTAATGCGCTGGTCAAGGCACCACAACGCGCGCTCTTCGGACGTGAAGTTCCAGCGGGGTATTTTGCGGTATATTTCCCGCATGGCGCTGATATCAGACCCCGCGTAACTGACAAAGCGCTTCCACTCCTCCGGATGGGTGCTGCGCGTGGCGCGGCGGATTTTGCTGTTCTTCGGTCTGGGCTTGCAGAACAGCATGATAAGCTGGCGACCGGCTTTATCTTTGGCTTTGTCCGACTCCACGCCGAGGATGTCGCAAAGGTCTGACAGGGAGCCGGGCAGACCGTGCGCGAGCGCCTGTACCATTGTGTCGTGTATGCGCTCCGGCGGCAGGTCGATGTTCAGCGCGTGGCGCAGTACCACCGAATCAAACATCCCGCCGTTGTGCCAGACGGTCATTACCGCAGGGGCGTTCAGCGCGGTGCTGAGGTCCGGCGGCATGGGCTGCCCGGTGGTGAGGTCCCATACCTTCACGGGCTGGTCGTCAAGCGCGTACGCGAACAGCATCACTTCGGCCTTCTCAGCGTAGCGATGCGTGCCGCAGCTAATGGGCATTTCGCTGAACGTTTCCAGGTCAGCATAGAGAATGGACAAAATACTGCCCTCCGTAACTGAATCGGTTACAAAAAGCCCCTGACTTGGCAGGGGCGGGGATGGATTAAATTTTGATGTTACTGAGAGGCGTGTCGAGGCGGCTGGCGTTCTCTTCACCGTCCACGATGCGCAGGCGGTTATGCAGCTCCATGACGACAGTCATGGCGTAGCGCATATCGCTGCGCAGACGGCGAATGGCAGTGGCATCAATGAGCGTTTTATCCTCAATGCTGCTGAACTGCATCTGACCGTCCGGGCGCACAATGCAGCGGTAGCGACCGGGAGCCAGTTCAGGAACGGCGGTCAGGGACGTTTTACGCGCGGCCTTCTCAATGAACCCGGCCTGCGCATCCGTGGCTTCCTTAATGGTGCGGAAACTGCCGACAAACGTCTTCTTCCCTTCCAGACGCACATACGCCTGATAAGGCTTGCGGTTATTCGGATAGCAGTAAATACCCCGCGGTAACTGGATAGGCGTTCCTGTGGGAGCGGGGAGTGCCTGCTGTTGCTGGCGTTTCGCCTCTTCCTCAATCAGATCAAGCAACCAGCGGCGAAACTCTTTGGCTACTGGCGTGCTGGCAAACATCGCGATAAGGTGCGCACCGCGAAGAGAAAAAACACGAACAGCTTTTTCACGTAAGCTATTGTTTAACCCGTTGAACCTCAAATTGAGGTTGATCGACATGCACGGGGTAAATTCGTCCGCATTGCGGTTATAAAGCTGAGTGATTTTGTCGCCGCGAGAATATTCCAGCGCTTTTGCCAGCGTTGCAGCAGTGAACCAGATTTTACCGTCGTGCTCAACGGTTTCTAGGGTATGAGCCTTGAAAGTAGGTTGATTGGTCATGATGATTTTCCTTCTTACTGAAAGTTAATCACCACCTTTCGAGGTCAATCGTTGGGTGGCGAACTGACGAGGTTGACCTTACCGGGTAAGAAGGAACCGGCGCGCCGAAGCGCCCCCGCCAGTCCGCCATAATGCGAATGTGGCAAAGCTTACGACAATAAAAAAGACGCTGGCGCGTCATGAGTCGCCTTCTTACATTCAGGAGGTCAATCCCGATCTCCATGTGGGAGATAGGGAAAGCATAGACCGGAATCACAAGGCGAGTCAACTCTAACTCTTGTGTGAATTTATGTGTCGGCGTTACTCTCTAATACATACGCGCACCACAGAAGAGGCTAGAGTATGGGGTTACTTAAGTTCATTTTTAACTTGTTTCAATCTAAAGCTAATAAAACCAACGCTGCGGACCACGTTAAGGAACCGATAAGCGAGGTTACAGCGGAGGAAATAAAACCCGTAGAAGACAGTCCCTGCAAAATACCTCAAGCGCGTATCCGCACAAAAGACTATAGCCAGATGAAAGTCAGCATAAATATGCCGTTTAAAGATTATAGTTATCTCTCCGTTAATGATCTAGATTTCTTCGGTTTATTCTCGCGTTCTACATCCGGTGAGTGGATCATCGCCTGGCAAGACCGCGATGTCAAAAATGGTGTCGGGGGATGCAGAACATCCGGAAAAGGGCATTACGTACTTTATAACGACAGAGAAAAGAAAATAGTTGTTTACGGGAAAAAATTAGAAAGGCCCGATGCCGGAAAGGTACTAAACAACGGCGTATTTATGCTTACTGATAACCGATTTGGCAATGCTTTAAAAAGTAGCATCTATGTTTTTAATGCCCGGGGTGAGACTCTTTTCAGACGAACTTTTGGGACTAATATAGCCAAGAGCCACTTATCTTCTGGTGGGGAAGTTCTCACTCTTACTTTTTGGGGCGGATCTGGCACGGAAGCTAATAAAGTTTACACTATCGATATAGAAACAAAAAAAATCATATCCCGAAAGCCTGCACCGCATTGTGTTAAAAAGTAGTTCCTAAATATTCACTGTAAATATTCAGTTGGTGTTGTCACCTGATTATATTTTGAGCTCGCCAGATCTGGCGAGCTCAAATTTTAACCAGCGCTTCACGATGCGGCGTGGAATTTGAAGACGCGAAAAAACGGGTTCTGGATTTGATACGCGAAAACACAGTATCCGGCAATGCTACTTTCCCAGGGCATATGGCAGGGTGAGTGGCGGAACCTGACGATATTTTATCTTCGATAAAAATTCGTCTTTGTCCCCTGCGACATACAGCGTGATATCCCCGGTTTCAGGGTCAGTTATCAGCCATGCCAGGGTGATGACTGTCCCTTCCGGGTGTATCACTTCATAAGCCTGATGCATTACCACATGCCCCTGTGTGATATAGTTTCTGACCCATTCGGCCTGTTTTTCTGCGTTACTGAGTGGTTGATTTTTATCGGTCATTTATAAACCCACCTTGTTTTTGCCCGGCGGTTATCACCGCCGGTATTATCATTGGCGACAACGAGCAGCGCCCACCATCTGAAGTTAACCACGCTCAGTAAGCCGTATTCCGGTTGACTCATCATCCCTTGCGATCTCCACAGATACTTCTTCAAAATGGTGATACCCTTTTTTAACGAGCACCAGCTTTGCTTTCGCCAGCGCATCGCCTAACCCGTCGGCTTTCAGGGTGACGGCTAATTTAACTTCGTCAGCCAGACCCGGATCGGCGATAATAACCACGGTAAAAGTTTGTTCAGTCTCCATCCTCCACCTCCGAAGGCAGTCCGATCATCTCGTTAAGTGCTTCCCTGCGAATGGCCGGGGGAAGGGGCACAGTCGCATTTTCAGCGGGTAACAGCTCTTTGGCTTCCGGCCACTGCTCAAGCAGACGCTTCACTGTTCTGGCTTTATCCAGTGCGGCGGTGACGTTCTGGCGAATGTCGGCCTCATCGCTTTTAATTTCCCTGTAAAGTGCATCGAAGCCGTAGAACTCGGTAACGAGTGGGTCGTCAGGTAATAATGTATATTTGTATGGTGTAATTTTGCAGATATGGTCTGGTTGACCTGATTCGTGTGCGCGATAATTACCGTTGAAGTAGACGTAAGTCTGTGAACCCGCGATATTCAGATAAATATCGTGGTCCTTTCTGACAAACGTAGAGTTTGTCCGCATTCCTTCGGGCAGTTTCGCAATAAGCGCTGCAATTTTCTTTTCGGCTTTTAAAATTTCAGCTTCGGCTTCAGGTCCGCCAATGGCTTTCAGCCTTACGCGTTCAGCCCAGTCAACGCGGGCGGCACGCAGGGCTTTTTTACGTTGCGGAATACCGGCTTTTGCCAGTGCGTTATCAACAATGATTTCTTTGACAGCTTTATTCAGTACCTGGTTCACAGTGTTTCTCCTCACTGACTGCCCGGCATTGCGCCGGGCGTTCATGTTTAAATGAGAGAGTCAGCATCAGCACCTTCGCTGATATCGTCGAACTCGTCGGCAGAAGCAGGCTGTCCGCCAGTGAATGCATCGCCATCGCACAGGAACTGAACCCCCGACAGCGACGCGTTGACGCGTTTACCGAAGTTGTTGTCCTGCGCCCACAGGTCGATAACAGCGTTAACGTAGCACCCTGCATACGGACGACCATCAGCGGCAACGAGTGCCGTACGATCGCGGTCGATGACGGTAGGACGCGCCTTGTTGGCAGCCGATACAAACATATTGCCCGGAAAACCATCGTATTCGGGCTTCTCGTCGCCGTTGTGCAGGCAGACATTAAGCTTCGCACGCAGGGTTTTAAGGGTGAGTTCGGCCTTGTCCCCCCATTTAGCTTTCGCCACGGCTTCAATGGCTTCGTCCAGCGCTTTCACGCCAGGATGATCCGGAGGCAGAATGAACACGGCGGAGAAACGCGGATCGCCTTCACCGTTAACGGTTTTGGCTTCGAACAGCGCCGGAAATGCCAGTCTTACGTTATTTAACTTCACTTTCATAAATGGAATTCCTCTTTGACGGATTAAAGTAAATCAGCGACGGAAACAGCGACGGAAACATCGTCGAAATCATCAACTACGTTAACAACCAGCGCCGGGCGCGGGTCAGATTCAGGTACTACAGTGGGTTTACCCTCCGGTCGGGTGATAAGTGCGGTCAGCTTCGGCCAGCGGCGTTCGCTGATTGCACCTGATTTGAACAGCTTCTCGGCCTGGGTTGGACTGATAAGCCTGCGTGTGTATATCGGGTTGCCCTTGATCCTGAATGTTGTCAGGGTTTCCTCGGCCCGCGCTTCGTCGCTCCATGCGCGGTTACCGGGTTTACCGGCGACCAGTTTGAAGCCTGGTACGGCGTGACCTGCGTGCAGTTCGCCGTTCACCCTGGCCCGGACGTCACTACACCAGGCCTCGATAATGTCCAGCACACGGTAGCATTCCGCCAGGTGGGCGCTGTCGCAGTTAATCAGCCGTTCCCTTGCGCCGGAAAGCTGAGGCTCCAGCGGACGGCTGAGGTCGACGAAATCATCGGCGACGATGTTAAACACGTACTGCTCGCGGGGCCGGCATTTGTCCTTAACCTTACAGTAACGGCAGTGACCGCCCGGTAAAAACGCTTCATCAGGTATGTCCTTACCGTCAGCAGCCTGTTCTGCCAGCGCCAGAACCTCAGCGGCAATGGCCTTCATGTTTTCGCCAAACTCCCGCAGGGTGTTCACATCACACACATATTCGCTGCGGTGATTAATGCGGGGCTGGTGGATGACCATCCGGATTTGCGTAATGTCGGCCACCAGTTCAAAATCCGAAAGGGCACCTAAGGCGTACAGCATCAGTTGCGGGTTTTCAGTGGCATCAATGCGGTTGAATCCGTATTTCAGGTCGTGGATTTGCAGCTCGTTACCTGCAAGTATCACAGCGTCCGCCGTGCCGAACTGGCCGGGGATGCCCAGCGCATCCGAGAAATCGCAGCGATATTCAATCATCAGCTCGCCCGGTCCGTGGGGGCCCTGCCAGATGGCCTCCACATACTCTCCCACCTTTTCAGCCATCTCTTCGTCCACCTGATAACCCGGATCGGACTTTGACGGATGCGCCAGCGGATAAGTACCGGTGTACGTTCTTACATCACAGCCCGGATATTCAGGCGAGTGTTTCTGGCGGTTGGTCAGCACAATCTCGGCCAGCCTGTGAGCGGTTGACCCCTGTACGGCGTACTCCGATTCACTGTCTGGTTCGAACTGCTCCAGCGCCAGACTGCCCTTACACCATCTCCAGCGATGCGCAGCGGAAGGCGAGAGCTTAGCGTGCAGGTCAGTCATCTTCCGCCTCCAGGGATTTTTCCAGCCGCTTTACCAGCGTGGTGAGGTCTTTATCCCCAACTTCCCCCAGCTTTTTCGCACCGAAACTGGCCAGCGCGTCGACAACTTCCGCCCGGTAACCGCTTTTTACCAGCCGCGTAACCAGTTCTGTAGCCTGTTCACGCAGTGCCGTGATGTCCGGCTCTCCGGCAACGTCTGCCGGGCTGTTCTTTTCCGCTTCCTCTTTAAGTTGCAGATACTCGACTTTGTTGATTTCGACGGTCAGCCCGTCTTCGAGTATTTCATTCAAAGCGCCAGTATCTTCCACGGTACCGAAAGAACCGCTTTCAGGATGTTTCCAGTAGAACGGACCCTTACGCGGCGTGACCTTTCCGGGTTTAACTGCCCCGCGCTCCTCCGGCTTTGCGTCGAGCCAGGTTTCAGCAAACGCACGACGGTTAGCTATGGTTGGTAACCCGTCCCAGTTCGCCAGAATGGTGCGGGACAGTTGCAGCAGGACGTCTTTATGCAGCGCTTTGGCGCGTTTCACCCCCCGCAGGGCGCTGTCCAGCGCGTCGATCTGCACCACGCGTTTGTCGCCTTCCGCATCGCGGTAATCAATCGCGCGTTGCAGCATGGTGTCGCTGAGTTCCACCTGTTCGGGGTAAAAACCCGCCAGCGCGATAACGTCACTGAATTCCAGGGAGTCCAGTGTCAGCGCCGCTTTCGTTTCGGGCGCTGTTTCAGGTTGCGGTTCTGTCTCCGGGACCTGTTCGCGGTATTCCTGTACTTTCGCCACGGTATCCGGGCGCATAGCCACACCAGACGCCAGCGTACTGATAAGACGTTCCAGTAGCTCATTGTTGCGGGTCACTAACTGGTTATTAAGTTCGAGATTTGTTTCCAGGCTCATTGATTAATCCTCAACCCTGACGAACTGGCCTTCGTCGTTCACGTAATAGGGGATGTTGGCTTCGATGCCGTTTTCGCCGACATAAGCCACTGCAATACGGATGCGTTTTCCGTCGTGCCACGGCACGGATGCGCAGCCGTTTTCGCCCAGCACAATGCGCTCAACGCTGCCCGCACAGGCCACCACAGATCCGTTACCTGTTGCGGTGATTCGGGCGTTGTAGCCGGAACTGCCGATTCGGGCGTTGTAGCCGGAGCTGCCGATTCGGGCGTTGTAGCCGGAACTGCCTATTTGGGCGTCGTCGCCGGAGCTGCCGT